TCTATTTTTTCTATAAAACGGAAAATGAACCATATTAGTACTGATATATATAAATAATTTAGATCACCTACTTATGACAGCAGTTAAACATGACTCAAGTAAAGACATCGTAAGAGGTCAGTTATTTCTTTTCCTTGGTGAAAATCCGGTAGCGTTCGCATCCAGTTGTTCTTTGGAAGTGTCAGTTGAAGAAATTGATATCTCCAATAAAATGTGCGGCGATTGGGCGGCGTCGTTACCTGGAAAAAAGAGTTTCACCATCAGTAGCGAATCATTGCTTACCCGGTTACAAGGAGCAACCAGTTATGACGAACTACTGAAACATGTAGATACTGGTGAAACATTCCAGTTCGTAGTCGGTGAGTCAACTATCACCGATAAAACTAACGTTGGTGGCAGCTTCGCAATTGATACTACCAAACCGAATTATAAAGGTGAGATTATGCTTACCTCTTTGTCTTTAAAGAGTGATAATGGGCAAATTGCAACGTGTTCCGCATCTTTTAAAGGTGTTGGTGCCTTGCAAAAGGTTGAAGCCGTTCCTGCAGGGGAATAAGCATAAAAAGTAATAAACGTGAAGGCGGTCAGATGATGGCCGCCTTTTTTAATTAGAACAACTATGAGTTTATTCATCACAATCATAATAATCGTATTTACCCTAGTTACAGTAGTTGCAATTATTGATAGTAAATGCTGCCGCCCGGGTCCTCCAACAGTGGTAAATAGCCCTGCACCGAGGAAAAGATTTCGTTTTGATCCGAAAGTAAAACTGAATATTCAATCAATAATCAGATGGGAACAGCTTCGGGGAAAATCATTCTCCTTAATGGATTATGCCGATAAGGATGATGTAGATGCATTACTTTACACAACTACAGTATGCAACAATGAAGGCAAGATGTATACGTTTGAAGTATTCCGGCACACCCTATCAAACGAAAAGATAACTCGTGAAATGGTTATGGCTTTGGAGCGAGAAACAGCAGTTCTCGCTCAATTTCAAAAAAAGCAAAAAGAGGATGACATAGCAAATCACGACGTCACACCTGGGATGATTGGTGAATTGGTTGCGACACTTATCATGGCTGGACTTGATGCGCATTATGCTCTGGAAGAAATGGAACTATGTGATCTTCCAATATACATAGATGCCTACGAACGGAGAAAAAAGGAGCAGATGGAGAGTGATAGGCTATGGACCTACTATAAAATCCTTCCACATATTGACGCAAGTAAGTTAAAGAATGGTGCTAGAGACCTGATAACATTTCCTTGGGAAGAGATGGAGGATATGAAAGAAGCGGAAAGAGCATTGGCGGAAGATGCGGACATTTTCGAGTTATTTATGAATAATGGAATAAACACCTAAGAACAAAGATGTTATGGCAGGTAAATTAAGTTTTAGTATAGCAATAAATCTCTTGACAGAGAACTTCAAGAGAGGATCAAATCAAGTGAAAGCTGCATTCAAATCAATGCAGATGCAGCTTCTTACTTTTGCTGCAGCTTTGGGGGCCGGTGGCTTAGGTTTGAGTAATTTCGTTTCTCGGCTCATTGAAGTAGCCCGTGAAACTAATAGAGTGACTACCGCACTAAAGAATGTGTCCGGTACTATGTCACAGTATGCGGATAACCAAAGGTATTTGTTGGATCTGGCAAAGAAGTACGGGCTGGAGATTAATGCTCTGACTGCAAACTATGCGAAATTCACGGCAGCTGCTTCTATTTCCGGTATGTCCATGATGAACCAGCGCAAAGTATTCGAATCCGTTTCCCGTGCATGTACAGCCTTTGGGATGAGCGCAGACGATAGTAACGGTGTAATGCTTGCACTCTCCCAAATGATGAGTAAAGGTAAGATTAGTTCCGAGGAATTACGCTTACAGATGGGCGAACGTCTTCCGGTAGCATTACAGGCTATGGCAAAAGCCGCTGGTGTCTCTGTTGGTGGACTTGACAAATTAATGAAGCAAGGTAAGTTAATGAGCGCAGATGTACTTCCTAAGTTCGCAGAAGCGCTCAACGAAATGATTCCTAACGTTGATACTGATAACTTGGAAACATCCGTAAATCGCCTGAAAAACGCATTTACAGAATTTGTAAACGGGACGGACATACAAAGTAAGTATAAGACCCTTATTGATTGGTTAACCGGAATCGTAAAATCAGCAGCAAACAATATAAAAAGTATTGTAACATATACTGTTGCTGCTATTTTAGTGATGGTCACTAGCCGACTAGTTAATAAAATAATAAGTTCTATTGCAAAAGCAGAACTGGCTGCGAAATCAGCTGCTAGAAGAGCTGCAAAAGATGCTGGAATTGCATTTGATGAAATGGCATGGAAAGCACAAAAAACTAGCGCCTCTATAAAAATGGCATTTAGCAAGGCTTTAGGATCTTTGAAAGCATTATTTATATCGTCTATTCCTACATTCGTAATCGCTGCCATCGGAGTAATTATTGCAAAGTTATCTACTGTCTACCAAGAATCAAAACGCATAAAGAATATATACTCTGATTATCAGAAAAATCTTTGGAGTGCAAGTACTACTCCTGAAATAACACATATGCAAACTTTGATTAATATCATGAATGACAGAAAGAAAAGTCAAAATGAAATTAACACAGCACAGGGCGAGTTGCAGAAAATGTTAGGTAAAGAAAACTTGTCACAAGAAGAACTCAACAAGTTAGTAAAGACTAGAATAGCATTGCTTAGAGAAGCAGCCATGGCAGAACATGCATTTAATACTGTCGGAGAGTATTCGGAAAAGAATGCACAGCTGTCAGGAAGCGTAGGATTAAGCACCGAACAGATGGATCGATTAGTCAAATTAAAGCCCATCGATGGCACGTCTAATCAAAATAGCTTTGCTTATAATAATGCTATCAGAGATGAACTAAAGAAAAATGGAAATTTATACAAAGGTATTTCTTTGTCTGATGTGGATAAGGCAGTAAAAGAATATATCGAAAACAACCGTGTAATAGCAGATGCTACCAACAGAGCTGGTAAATACCAAGCCAATGCAAGCAAATTAACGACACCAATAGTAGATCCAGATGACGACAAAAAGAAAAAGACTCCTCTACAGAAAGAGCAGGAATCTTTCGATAAACAATTCGAGGAATTAAAAGCCGAACTAGAGATCGGGAAGATTACCCAGGCTGAATATAATAAAGCTTTGGGCGAATTGAATATAAAGATGTACGCGCATGGTAAAGGGACAGGAAATCAGAAGGTTCTCGAAAGTGAATATTTGAAAGCCAGAAAGCAAGCAGCTGAAAAGGCAATCAAAGATCAGGATAAAAATACTGCTCTCGTTGAATTCGAAAAGGTTCAGAAGGATTACAATACAAAGGTAAAGGAAGCCCAGATGCAGCATTCCAAAGGTTTGATGTCTCAAAAGGAACTGAATACAAATATAGCTTCTCTTTCTATTGAAGCTGCCAAATCCGCTGCCGGTATCAAAGGTATCGGAGATGAGGCTGATGTATTTATCTCCGCTATGCAGTTAAAAGCAAAACTACTTTCATCTTCTACTAAGATAAAACCCCGTGATACTACATTTGATTACAAAAAAACAAAAACAGAGATTGCCTCTGAAAATCTGGACAAAGCTAAAGAGTTAGCGGATAAATATAAAGAAGAAGCCCGTAATATTGGAAAGACATTATCAGATGAGGTTGCCAATGCTATGGCGAATGTTCCGTCATTAGAAGAAGCTTTGAAATTAGCACAGGTAAAAGAGGATATAAAGAATCTCAATAAAGAGCTTAATGAATCATTGTATTCTGGCGTTAAAGACATTGCAAGCAGTTCAGACCGTATTGTTAGTGCGTTCAGTAACCTTCGCGATGTAATGAATGACGTAGATGCATCCGGATGGGAGAGAATTATGGCTATCTGGAACGCAATGACAAATGTAGTAGACACTTTCTTATCTATCATTAAGATGATTGAGAGTCTGACAGAAATCACCAATAAACTCACACAGGCAAAAGAGCAGGAGGCTAAAATGACTGGTGTAGCCACTGCTTCAAAAGTAACAGAAGCTGCTGTTGATACGACTGTCACAGGTGTAAAAGTTGCAAATTCGGAAATTAAAAAAACTGCAGATACTTCAGAGGCTGCCACAGCAGTAACTACAGCAACGAAGGAAGTGGCTGCCAATACTGCAAAGGGAGTAAGTGCAGCTGGATCTAGTGCTGCAAGTTTACCATTCCCAGCAAACATTATTGCCATTGGTGCAGCAATAGCTGCTGCAGTCGCGTTGTTTGCTTCTATTCCTAAATTTGCTACAGGAGGCGTTATAACCGGTGGTCCCACTTCTGGAGATAAAATACTAGCCCGTGTCAATGCCGGCGAAATGATTTTAAACCAAGGGCAGCAGTCACGACTATTTGAAGCTATCAATTCCGGAAAGTTGGGCGGAAGTGGAAATATGTCCTCCACAGTAACTACTAGAGTCCGAGCCAAAGACCTTATTCTTACGATTAATAATGAACTTAAATCACAGGGAAAGAAACCTATATCATGAGTTACGGATTAATATACACAGTACCATTTGCCACGCTTGATAATGTTCCATGTGTGGTAGAAATTGAAAAAGAATACTATACGGGTAAATCAAAAGAGTTAACTCCTGCTGGGGATTCTCCTTTTACAGTTGATATAGAGGATGAAGAATTTCTTTATACTCCTACTCGATTTAGTACAGCAACGATCCGGGTGGTTGGCAGTGATTATTTGCAGAATTTATTTTCTACAGGTTATCAAATGTATCGGGTGACCTTGAAAGTAGATGGCTTAGTTACTTGGTGTGGATTCATAAAGCCAGAGCTTTATACACAAGATTATACCCTGAAGACATTTAATCTTGATCTGGAGTGCATAAGTGCCATGTCCACTCTCGAGTTTATTGATTACAAACAAATAGGGGAGAGCCGCACATTTGTGTCTTTTTGGGACTTGCTAAAAAAATGTATTACTTCGGCTTCTGCTCAATACAACGCCATATATTTCCCACATGTATATGCGAAAGATACAGAAAGTTATGCAGAAGGAACTAATGTACTGGAAAATATGACAGTAAGTGAACAGAATTTCTTTGATGAAGATGATAAAGCAATGACTTTGAAAGAGGTGTTAGAGGAGATCTGTAAGTTCCTTAATTGGACCTGTGTTGATTGGAAGGGCGAGCTATATTTCATCGATATAGACCATATCGGAGAGTTCTATAAATACGATCCAATAACGTTTAAGAAAAATGGAACTGTTTCCCCGACTTTGCTTAACATACAAAATGTTGGTTTTGCTGGATCGGATCACGCATTAGATATTTTGCCGGGTTATAATAAAGTAACTGTTAAATGTAGTAATTATCCCATAGAGGAAATTAAAATTACCGAAGATTTTGATAAGCTAAAGTTATTGTCAAATATTGGAGAAGTATCTACTAATCTAGGCAACGGTAATACAAGACATACGCAGAGAGAGGTGTTATATCCTAACATTTTAACGATGCATCAATTTACCTACAAAAATGGTGTTTTGTCTCCTGTTACAGACTTGTCCATTTATAAAAACAAGAGTAATGCCGCCGAATTGCTGGGGGCTATTCCATTAAGATACGCCTCTTATGAATCAGGGCTAAAGACACCAACTACGCAATCATACAATTATGAGTGCGCAATACAAGTCCGGCAACGTTGTGGCACGAAATATGATCCGATTAATGATATAACTCCTAATTCCGTCTTTAATGATTCGACTGTAGTTATCAGTGCAAAGAATGAAGCTTTATTTTTTGGAAAAGGCGGTGCACTTTCTCTCAACATGAGTATCAAGGTTTTGCAGAAGGATAAATATGATTCCCCTTTTGGGGGTGGAATAGTTCCATCCGAGGACGGAATTACCTATTTAAAAGATATGGTTAAGGTTGGGATAAGAATCGGCGATAAATATGTTTCGAAAGATGATTACGGACGATTTACGTGGAGTGACACCCCGGCGACTATGTCTATAAGTTTGGATCAATCTAATGTGGAAAATGCTGATGGTAAAATGGGAACGGGGTTTGTTCCATTGTATAAAACATACGGAGTACTCGGCAAGTATTCCGATGCAGACGGAGTTGTAATTTATATTCCGACAAATATATACGGTACACTTGAGTTGTCAATCTACGCACCGACATTAACGGAAAGAGAGGGACAAGTTCCATACGGGTATTTAATAAAAGACCTCAAACTAAAATACTGTTCTCCAATAGATATAAACGATAACGAAAATTCAGACCGTACTTATGAGAATGTAGTTAATGAGAATTATATCAATGAACTTGATGAAATAGAGTTCAAAATATCCAGTTATAATAATGATGGAGCGTGCCACAGTAAGGTTATTTGGGATGATGACTATCTGACTGATAACTTATACTTGGCTATTGAAGGAACAACTGTTCGCCCGGAAGAACAACTCATACGAAGAATAATTAAACGGTATAGTGCCCCCCGCATTAAACTAACACAGGTAATAAAACATACATCCGATTTAACCCCTCTATCCCGTTTGTCTGACAATTATATGGTTAATAAGAGATTTATCAATGCTGGAGGCACAATCGACTATAAGATGAATCGGTTTGAATGTATAATGATAGAAGTATGAGTGACCAGATATTAATAAAGTCAAAAGCAATTCCATCTAATCCCCGGTCGAAGAATTATCCGGCTGGGGCTACTGTTGTACGCTCTGGTAACAGTGTAGGAGGTGCGGTAATAACAGGAAGTGGAGGGACTAATATTGATATCATAAAGGTTGATGATATGCGATCGTTAACCGACAAAAATGTTCTTTCATCGCTTCGGGTGCTTGCTGAAATATTATCCAGAATAATAGCAAAGGATGATGAGGTGACGGAACTTTCAGATAGCAATGTTCTCTCGTCACTCCGAATAAACAAAGAACTTGATACAATCTCCGACAGATTTAAGGAGGCTATCGAATCTTTAAAAGACTTGTATCTATCCAAGGTCAAAAATGACACAGCTTCCGGCCTTATAACCTTCTTGAAAGGTGTTGTTTCGGAAGGACTTGTTGAAGCTAATAATGGCTTGGTCGTTCGCAAAACGGAAGTTGTAGAGCCTATGCTGATGTCTTTATTATCAGAAGAGTTCAGGGATGGTATTGTAGAAGAGAATGAAGATGTATTCATCGAAGAAATGCGTACCGGTACAGGTGGTGCGGCGACACTGGGTGAACTTGATAATGTAACTGATGAAGCTGACAGCGTATCTGATACAGATGATATATTGGTCAGATTAGCCGGAACTTCTGAATGGACAATTAATACGGCTTTATTCTCTCAAGTCTCACAACTGATGTCGAAAGTATTTCCGTTTACCATGACTTTATCCAGTGGCGGAACTTATGAGAAAGGAAGTTCTCAAACGATTAATATATCATGGACTTACGACCGGGATATTGAATCACAATCAATCAACAATGAATCCCTTTTAATCGGAATCAGGGCAAAGCAATACACAGGAGTAACATCCGACACGACTTATACTCTTCGTTCTGTATCTGCCGGCCAGACTTACAGCAAGTCCGTGTCCGCCCAATTCAAGCTAAAGAAGTATTACGGAGTGTCTGCAAATGTAACGTTAACAAATGATGATATTTTAGCTTTATCAAGCACATGGGCCGGCCGGACGCAAGGCTCTACTGTATTCGATTGTACCGGTGGTAAGTATCCTTATTACATTCTTCCTACATCTATGGTATCCGGTATTCAGTTTTGGATTGGAGGATTGCGTAATACAGACTGGAAAGAAGAAACTCGTGAAGTTACAAATACTTTCGGGCACAAAGAGAGTTACACTATTTATCGTTTAAATAGCATCCAGACGGGTGTATTAAATATTGAGGTGAAATGAGTGAAGAGTTGAAGGGAACAAATGTATATTCCCCTATTGTTCCGGGCACAAGTAGAGACGTATATCCTACGCACTATTCTATTTATGGTAAAGGTGGTCATAAGGAGGTATCTACTATTGACGCAAGGAATGCCATTACAGCCGACCGATTAACAGAAGGCTGTGTCGTCTATGTAAAAGAGACAGATAAGGAGTATCAATATAAAAATGGCGAATGGGTAGATTATCAGACAAATTTTGATGATACCGTACTTCGGGAACTTATTGACGAAAAAGTAGATAAAGTGGACGGAAAAGATTTATCTACCAATGACTTTACCGATGCGGATAAAGAAGTTATCGCAATCCATTCGGAAGAAATAGACAGTCTGCAGGATTCCGTCAACGATATCTACCAGCGTCTTGACTCCACCACCGGAGTTCAATACTATATCCGTGTCCAAAATAATGGTGATAAGTCCTTTACCTCACAAAAGGGCGAACCCTGCGTTCTCAACTTCACCTTCGTCTCACAGGAACGATACAGCTATAATGATCCCTATGAGAATACGGGAGAGCGTGGCAAGTGCGAGATATTCATAAAAAACTCTGTCAGTGCAGACTATACCTTGATAAAAACCCTGATGGTTAACTCCATTACCGCCACAAAAGTAGACATTGCGGAGTATCTGGCGAATGGAGCCAACTCGATCATGGTGAAAATCACCGGTGAGGTGACCGGGCAGACTACCCCGGCTTATACCTATAACGTGACGATGACCTCATTGTCCGTCAAGGCCGATACCTTCCAGTGGTGGACACTCTACTCTGGAGCAATTTCTATTCCCCTCTACATCTCCGGAAACGTAAACAAGACACTCAAAGTCACTCTTGAGGGAGAGAACTACGCCAAGGGCTACGAACAAGTGCTGGGAAACGTTATCTATACGGATACCGCCCTGAATTTCTCCATTGACCACCCCGGACAGACAGGTGTATACAAATTATCCGTTTATCTTGAAAACTCCGATGGCACCATTAAAACCAAAACGGTGTCTTTCAATATCATGTGCGCATCGGAAGGCGAACAGGTGAAACTGATGTGCGTGAACAGCCTCTCTGATAAGGCTTCCAACTGGGCGAACAACAAGCTTTTCGAATATGCCGTCTATGACGGTGACGCCACTGCCACAAGCGGTACGTTCTCCATAAAAATGGATGACCTTACCGTCTATACCAGTGAAGAGAGCACGATACCGACCAACACGAAAAACAGCTTCTCTTATGCAATGGAGATTGAAACCGTCGATGATACGGACTTTGAAATCTCTGTAGCCGTATCGGATAATGGAGAGCCTTTGACCGATATTATGATCTTCCCTGTGAGCAACTCTTCCGGCTTTTCCGCTACAGCCGGATCAGTCTTTTACATGAACCCGCGTACACGTACTAACAGTCAGTCAAATTACCAAAAGATTATCAATGAAATAGACAGTTCTCAAATCGCAGCCGAATGGGAAGGCATGAACTGGAATAACGACGGATGGACTGTAGACAGTGACGGAAACCGTGTATTAAGAATGATGGCCGGAAGTTTGTTGGATATCGGTTACAAGCCTTTTGAAATAGAAAGTGCCCGTAATGGGAAAACCATTGAACTGGATTATAAGATTTATAATGTTACCGACTACTCCGAGCCTATTATTACTTTGTCGGTACCGGATGGGCAAGGATTTACCGGACTTAATATTTATGCCAACAACATCTGGCCGTGTAGCCAGTCTCTTAAAAATGAGGAGTTGCAATCAATTCCAACCGATGATGGTGTACGTGTTAGGATAGCCATGACCATTTCACCGAATATGTATGGGAATGCCGGATTTAATCTTTGCTCTATTTATATCAATGGAAAAAAGAATCGTACTTTCCTTTACGAATCAAATGATTATTGGGCGCAGAATGGAGATATAATTATAGGTTCTGACTATGCTGACGTGGATGTCTATGGAATCCGTATATATGAAACTGGTCTAGGTTCCAATGCAGTACATAAGAATTATATTAATTGGTTACCCGGTACAGATGAAAAGGTTGAAGAAAGCGAGAATAACAACCTTTATGACGCAATGGCCACACAGCTAGACTTCGATGCCATAAGGGCAAAAATGAATGTCTTTGTATTCGATAATATATTCCCGTCTTATTATGATACAGCAAAGAGGACAGGTACGCTTGAAATACAATTTGTAAACCGCCCGGAACGAAACGTGTCTATCACAAATGTGGAAATGAGTGGTCAGGGCACATCTTCTAGAAAATACTGGGAATGGAATGAAAAGTGTAAGGTTGACAAGACGAAATCTGTCATCACTTACGCTGACGGGTCAACCACCACGAAGAAGTTTATCATGTTTGATAACGTGCCTGCATGCGCATCCGTTACATTCAAGAAAAACTGGGCATCATCCATGCAGGACCACAAAGCGGGTTCGGTTAATTCATATACGGATTTGTATAAACAGCTCGGACTCACTAATGAAGCAATGGCCCTTGATCCAAAAGTCCGTGTTTCTGTCTATCAGGAGCCCTTTATGGCTTTCCGCAAGGAACTTAATGATGAGGGTGAAATAGTATATACCTGCATGGGTGAATTCACAGGCGGTCCGGACAAGGGGGACAAGTATTGTTTTGGCTATGATACCGATTTGTTTCCCGGCCTTATCTCTATTGAGGGAGCGGATAACTCCCCACTTCCGGCATTGTTTCGCGTACCTTGGAATACGGGAAGAATTACATATAACGAAGACGAAGAGTCATGGCAATACAATGGAGAAAACAGCATAGGTTTTGACGGCGGACTTCCCGAGAATATAAAATACTGGATACCCGCTTATAATCTAGCTTATTCCTGTTCGAGCAGAATTTGTCCGTTTGACGGGACATTGGGTGAATTGAATGCTGACGCATCCGGTTATAAAGAGAATGGTGTAGAATACTGGATCGCAAAACCAGGTGATACAAATCTGTATAACCTGTATTATTATGAAGCTGCAGAAAAACAGTTCATACCATCCGACATAGGTGAAGGACAAATAAACCTGATATCCCAACTTGTAAATAAGGGGTACGGTTTATCAAGTGCTGATTTGGTAGGAAAAACAAATGATGAACTGAATACGCTTTTCATCAATGCCCGTGTTGCCAAATTTAGAGCTGAAGCTAAGACCTATTTTGATATTCCCGATGCAATATACCATCACAACTTTACCGAATTCGTAGCTGCTACCGACAACCGGGCGAAAAACACATATCCGTATTGTTTCGGGGAAGGTTGTAAATGGAAATGGAGACAGGACGACCTTGATACAATAATGCCTATCACCAATCAGGGACAACTTCGAAAAGGGTATTATGTCGAAGTGCATGACAACTATGATACGGGGGCTTCAGTATGGAATGGAGAAACTTCCGTGTTCTGGAATCTGTTGGAACTGGCGTTTCCGGACGAACTTGCTGCAGGGATGCGTTCTATGATGTCGGCTATGGAGGTATTAGGCGGCTTAAAATCCGGTACTCATGCAGAAAAAGTTTATGCATGGTACCAGAAATACTATCTCAACGTGAAAGAGTATTTTCCGGCTGTAACAGTGAATGAAGATTCTAAACGCTATGAGAATGCCAAGCTAATGATGAATGCCGGACGATACACGAATGATACTGACCCATTGACACAGGAACTAGGGGATTTATACAGTGCTGAAACGGCATGGATGAAGAAGCGCATCCAGTATATGTCTTCAAAATACAGCTTCGGAGAGTATTCCGCAAACGGAACGGACTCCATAAATGTTCGTGCTGCCGGAAACGCTATCGCCTATGATATAATTCCCGCCATCGATATGTATCCCACTATTGCAAACGGTACATCAATTGTAAAGGGGAGCAGGACAAAGGCCGGACAGGTATGCAGAATGATAATAGACCTTGGCGGCACAGGTGACCAGCAGAATATCATTCAGGGAGCCAGTTGGCTAATGAGTATTGGTAAGTGGCATGATAAAAACGTCAACGGCAACCTTATCATCAAAGGAAGAATGTTGCGTGAACTGGAACTTGGAAGCCGTACAGAACGGATTATTATTGCGATCACAGGACTTACTATCTCGGATTGTGTATCTCTGCAATCTATTCTATTGTCTAACATAGCCACGTTGGCCGGTTCTCTTGACCTTTCCGTATGTACGCATTTACGTAAGGTTTGGGCTGATGGAACGTCACTTACGCAGATAAGGCTTCCGCAAGGCGGGTGTCTGGAACTGGTACAATATCCATCCACGAACAGGTATCTGACATTACAGAACTTTCCTTTATTAACTCAAAACGGAGTTTTAATAGATGATTGTGCTGAAAGAATCACAGACTTTTTTGTATCCGGGTGTCCTAAGATCAGCCCTATTGATCTTCTGATAAAAGTTATGGATGCGCAACAGGAACAGGGAGAAGCACATGCCCTTAAACGTGTGCGTGCAGTGTTCGGGGAATATACCTATAATGAGAATGGAGCCGAGATGCTTGATAACCTTGGAAAGCTGGCAGACGGGACTTATGTTGGGCTTAACAGTTCCGGTGTAGCTGGTGATGATCCTCGCCCGGTTCTTGAAGGCACGCTGAACATCAACGCCAATTGCTATGAGGATACTGCCAATACGTTGCGGGAGTATTTCAACAGGCTGACGCTGAACATCACGGGCGAGTACTTTATCCGGTTCACCGACCCTGTCGTGTTGGCAAGGGTCATGGAAATGTGGAATACCAACGGGGATGAGGGACTCACACAGCCGGAAGCGGACATGGTGACGGAAATACCCCAATCGTTCCTGTCGGGAATCGCAAATCCGGAGTATGCGGGCATCACTTCGTTGAAAGGATTTGAATCATTCAGGAACTGTACGGAGATCAAGCCGATGGCTTTCGAAATGACCAGCCTTGAAGAAGCCGTGTTTCCGCCCAACCTGCAAATTATCAGAAACCGGGCGTTTTACGGGACAAAAATAAAGAAAGCCAACCTGCCGGATTCATGCACGTATCTGGAAACAGGCGGAACAGGGTTTTATATGCCCTTTTACCAATGCGCGGAGCTGGAGGAGTTCACGATGAAGGATTATGTGCTTCCGAAAGGGATGACTCAATTTATAATAAATCAGGGGTTTGGTGATTGCGCGAAATTGAAAAGATTCAAGTTGGAATCGTTTAATATATCGCCTACAAACGGGATTAGCTCTCATTATTCTTTACTTCCATTTAAAAATTGCTATTCACTGGAGGAATGCGACTTCGGAAGGCTGGAAGGATTGGTTGATTCAATTCCTACATACTTTTTATCAGGGACTCCGGTGACCGCCTGCTGCATGGATGAAAGAATAACTTACACGTCTTTACGCGGGTTTGAAAACTGCCCGAATCTGAAAGTGCTGGTGTTCAAGGGGCAGGTGACAAATATCGGGGCGGCATTGTGCGGAGGAACCACCAGCGTGAGCGCAACAATTCTGTACGCCACCGTTCCGCCTACCGTGGAATACGCCGGACTTAACAATCAGGCCGCTTTCTACGTCCCCGATGAATCGGTCGATGCCTATAAAGCCGCCTCCACATGGTCGGGCGTGGCATCCAAGATACATCCGGTGTCAGAGTATGCCGGATATGTCCCTACGAAAATGTACGAATACAATCCTGAAGAGTCAAGAACCGCTGTAAGACTTATAACGCTTGGAGCGGTGAATCCCGCCTGGGATTTTGCGGGCAGCTCTGTTGTAGCTTCCTCCGATGGAGACTTGTATATGGGCGATATAGTGTATGAAAAGTCTTTATACCTGAAAGTAACCGGTATTAGAGGTAACGGTGATTCTGTAAGTGTTATGATAGACGGTAAGGAATATGTGAATATTGCTCTTAATGGTATTTACGACATTCCTGCAAGTAAAACAGGTTTCAATATAACAGTCAATAATTATATGCAGGATATAACAATTTCTACAGTAGCTGAAGCGTATTAAGTATGGAAACGAAAAATAGAAACGGAATAAATGTAATAGAAGCCGGTGATGGAAAGGTTCTAAGGAGAATATCTGACGGTCTGATAGTGGGTTCGGAGATATATTTGGGATACACCTACTACCTTGGCGGAGAGCGTTTGGAAGAACCGCTTTTCGAGATTCCCGAACATTATGAGGAGACGGATATGCCGGAAGATTATTTACCGGAAAGCGTGCGACAAGTAAAATAACAAGGATATGGCAATATTAAGTAACGGTAAGTTTTACGGCTTCCTTTGTTCAGTCAAGGAGACCGGGCAGAAATTAGCGAATGGAGTAAAAGAGTATGTGGAAGATTTCATGTCCGGCTTTGCAGGACATGGTTGGAAACTCTGGGAGTACATGACTGGTAAATGGAAACTGGAGATTGATACAATCGTAGTTCGTGAGACTATGCTTGTTTTTGAAATGTTGATCTCAAAAATTAGAGCGATAATCGGTGCACAAACAATAAGTCAAGGACACGGGAAAGTAAAGTCTGCTCGAATCTCTGACGATGGTACAGAATACCTTATCGAGTTGGAGGATGAAGATGTGAGCATTGTTGCGCATGATTTCGTGCGCTGTCAGACATTCGTAGGAGATAAGACAAAACTTTATCATGTCGAAGTATCATCGGTTGATGTAGAGACAAAAACCTTACACGTGCCTTTATCTGAATTTGATAAAGATGAATCCGGTAATGTTCTCAATGTTCCCGCTGCAGGTGATGAACTGGTCCAGTTCGGTAATTCACAGAATAAAGCTCGCCAGTCTGCAATTTATATGCATGCCGACGAAACAGGTCAGCCAGCTATTGACGTGATGTTCGATCTTAACAGTAAGAATTGGGAAGGAAAGGTTAAGGTTCGTGTTGGTGGTGACATACCCGGAAGTGGAGGATTGAAAGGCTTCTACTGTGTGAATGGCATGATAAAGGGAGTTGATAGTAAGGGGAATGTTGCTTACTGTATATATCCGGATGGTACTGCGGAGCTGGGGTGTGGTTCGGCCTTATTTAAACCGGATAAGTCGGGACACATTGCCGGTGGTGCAATTTCATGGATATGGGACGAATCAAATAAAAAGTGCGTATGTACTATGAAGGATGTTGTTCTTACTTGGGACAATCTATCTGATGATGCAAAAGAAAATCTGAAAGGTGAACCGGGAAAAGACGGTGCCGACGGTGAACCGGGTAAGGATGGAATGAGGGTGTATATAACCTATCATGACAGCGAAGAAGAACCGGAAATACCAGTCGGAGATGGTACGACAAACGGCTGGCATACGGATTCAACTGAATCCGTTATTTGGATTTCTCAAAAAGTATCGGAAAGTGCGGATTCAGGTGAATGGGGTGATCCTATACGGGTAAAGGGGGAGCCGGGAAAGGATGCAAATCTTCTTCCGTGGATTGAGAAATGGAACGGATACGCAACGGAACTAGGAGAAGAGTATATTGTTACTCCTAAAATGTTTTCGGGCACAAAGGCCATTGATGAAAATGGCAATGTGCTCCTTACCGGGATAGCACAAGGAAAGGATTGCCTGACAGTCGCCGACGGGACAAAGCGGACGGGAATCTTTGCACTAGTGGATAATAAAATTGTGTTTGAACTTGATCCCATTAATAAAAAATATAAATTCAAAGGAAGAGTAGAAGTTGAAGATGGAAGTATTTCTATAGCAAATGGGAAAATTATTTTGAATGAAGATGGTAGTGGACATCTTGCTAATAAATCTATAATTTGGGATACAGATGGTAAAGCCTATGGGGATTTGTTTGATAAACAATATGCAATGAATACCAATTATGTAGAGTTGCCTACTGTACCTAAAGGTTCTATTAAGCAAATTATATTACCTTATTTTGTTGTTAGAGCAATATTAACATACGAAATTAAGTTTGCAAATCAAAGTGATTTTATTGTTTATAAAGAAGGCACAAACACGAGAGTTGTAACGGGGGATACACAAATTAGCTTTGGTAACTTAGGACATGGCATTATTAGACTTACAGGTATTTGCTTTGATACAGATTCTTCCAATACAAGATGGGTAGCAGAAGATATAAATTTTAGTTTAAATTATTGAAATTGTTGTGTAGTAGTGCTTTAAATATTATAATAAGAATATGGAACTAAACGACTGGCTAACAATACTTGGTGCTTTGGGAGGATTTGAGGCAATCAAATGGATGGTTAACTTCTATGTTAACCGGAAGACTGATGCAAGGAAAGAGGATGCTTCTGCTGACTCTATGGAAGATGAGAATGAACGTAAACAAGTGGATTGGCTAGAGGATCGTATTGCTCAACGTGACACGAAAATAGATGCTATCTATGTTGAATTACGTAATGAGCAGAATGATAAATTAATTTGGATACATAAATGTCACGAGTTGGAACTACAATTAAAGGATGCTGAACATAACCGTTGTGATCGACCTGATAATGACTGTAGTCGTCGTATCCCACCGCGTAGAGTTACAATAACTAAAGATAAGGAGGAAAAGAAATGAAAACTATTGATTCGATTATTATTCATTGCTCGGCCACACGTGCCGGGCAAGATTTACGTGCTAAAGACATTGACCGGATGCACAAACAAAGAGGCTTTAGTCAGATCGGTTATAACTTCGTCATTGACTTGGACGGAATGGTAGAGAATGGACGACCAATGAGCATTGATGGGGCGCATTGTAATACCAAAGGATTTTCAGAGTCTTCGTATAATAAGCATAGTGTTGGCATCTGTTATATCGGAGGACTGGACGCATCTGGAAAACCTGCAGACACAAGAACGATTGCCCAAAAAGCGACTTTGCGCGAGTTGGTCGCGAAGCTCTGTAAGGAATATCCTATAATTGAAGTACTCGGACATCGTGATACTTCACCCGATCTGGACGATTCAGGTGAAGTAGAACCGGCAGAATACATCAAGGCGTGTCCCTGTTTTGATGTGCGTTCCGAGTTCTCTAATTTTCTTCGTAATACAGTGATTCGGCCATGAAGCGAATAATATACATTATCATATTGCTGATGTCAGCAATATGCTTTGTGTCTTGCCGAACTCAGTATATCCCGGTTGAGACTGTGAGAACAGAATACAAGACCCGTGACAGTATCCGGGTTGACAGCGTATATCAGCAAGACAGTGTGTATGTACTAGTCAAAGGCGATACCATTTATCAGTATAGATATAAGTACCTATATAAATATCAATATCTAAATAGAACGGATACAGTGATTAAGGTTGATTCGGTGCAGGTTCCTTATCCGGTAGAAAGGAAGTTAACTCGGTGGCAATCTATTAAAATGGAGCTGGGAGGATGGGCGTTCGGGATTATAATAGTGTTTGCTCTGATTATTGCAGGATGGTTGGTGTATCGTTTGAGGAAGAAATGATGTTACACTGTTTGATAAGCGTAAGCTAAAATTTCTATATAGTATATACTATATAGAAAAAGTTGATGGATGTTTGATGTTATATTGAGAATTAATCTTATATTTGCAGCATGAAATAGAAACATTTAAATTTTTATATATGATAATGGTAGTCGTTTGTGAAGATGGCTGCCATTATTTTTGTGGGTAAAAGTACATATTATTCAAATACATTTTTGTAAATTTGCGTCAGTCCAATCGGAGGGTTGGCATATATAAAATTTAAATGTTTAACAGATATGCAGATTGAAATTTTTAAATATAAGTCTGATGAAGAACAGATTTATAATGATGTTAGAACCATCGAAGAGAATGGTGAAATTTTATTTTGGGCGACTGATGTAGCCCGTGTACTAGGATATTCAAATGCTAATGACGCCATTATAAAACACTGTAAATCAAATGGGGTCGTGATTCGCGAGGTCATCGATTCGCTTGGTCGTAAACAGTACGCTAAGTTTATTAGTGAAGGTAATGTATACCGTTTGATTTCTCGCTCAAGATTAAAAAGTGCCGAGAAATTTGAAAATTGGCTTTTTGATGAAGTTGTTCCTTCAATTCGTAAAAAAGGTTTTTATGGCAGTATTGATCGTACCGCTCTTCCTGACTTTGTAAAACGTTATAAGGACAACCTCCATACTATTCCTTATGATTATTTTTCTGTAATAACTCAAATGTATACCATTCTTTATGCGGAATTGGAAAAAGTAGGCTATTCCATTCCGGATAAAGGAGCACATGGCAAAACAATGATGCCGGATATTTCAGTTGGTAGAGGATTTGCTAATTTTCTTCGTGATAATAATTCAGAGTTTTGGGATAAGCATAAAACGTATAAACACCATTTCCCGGATGGAAGAGTCGTGGATGCTTGCATGTACCCAATTGAAGCACTTCCTATGTTTATTCGCTATATAAACGAGAGATGGTTATATGAAAATGCTGATAAATATTTTAAAGATAAGGACCCGCTTGCCTTAGATTATCTTCCGAAGCTTCTGGAATCCAAGAAGAAAACAGCATAATACTACATCCTGCTATACCCTCCGATAGCGGGATTTTTGTATCTTAGCATCGTAGAAGTTTACTTGTTCACAAACTAATAATCGCCCCGTCTCTCTAATTCGGGGCTTTTCTTTTGCTTATCTCATTTATAATTATTATATTTGTGTACAGACGTGAATGTCTGTTGTATCATCTCTCTACGGAAAAGTTGCTAATTTTCGAAAGCGAGAGACAATACGCTATTTACTCCTAAAAAAATGAGCCTCGACTAAGTGTAGTCGGGGCTTTTTTAACTGGGATACAATAATAATGAGAGATAGCTTATTCGGCTACCTCTTTCTGTTTACATCATCATCATTTGCATTTGCGACCGCATTTCAATGAATGGTTTGAACACCTCTGGATCATTTACATACTCAATAACCCTTTGTATTGCTGCATCTGCCTGATGTTGTTTTACTCTTACATACGAATTTATAGTTATATTAGTCTTGATAGAATGACCAAGGCAATATTCAATGATAGGATAGGGGATGCCTATTTCAGCAGCGAATTGTGCAAAGGTCTTACGAGCGGAATAATAGGTTAATCCCTCCTTTATATTTAGCTCTGTTGCTAGGAGCTTTAAGCATTTATTGATATAGCGTTGTAAATTACCTGCTGTGTATTTGTAGTCAAACTTCAGCTTTCCATTTTTCCCAATATATTTATTTATTATGCTTTTGGCTTCCGGGCAGACAGCTATACTCGTAGTTCGGTTTTTCGTTTTATGCTCACCACTTTTTAATCGTATATAGCTAATTACATCTTCTGATAAATCTACTTGAATAAGATCCGCATAATTGATACCTCCTAAGTAGAATGATAGCAGAAACATATCCTTAGCTAAAGACAGCTGTTTGCTCTTTGAGACATCCGCACTAATAATCTTTCTTATCGCGTCTACAGATATATCAAGACTCCTTGGCTCTGGGATGGGAATCTTTGTGTAGGCAAATGGGTGTTTGTCACATCGTATTATCCCTAACTTAATAGCTTCATTAATCCGTGCTTTTATGTGACTTAACCGAATCTGTCGGCCCCCGTCAGTATGGCCATGGAGTTTCATCCATCTATCAAAATGTTCAACGGTAATGTGATTCATAATAATTATCGGTACCTCACCTTCTGCGCTCTCAAAGATCTTTAATGTGTCTTCTAGCATTTTAGCATGACTAGTCTTTCCTTCTTCTTTTTTTTCCTTGATCCTCTGTCGCATGAAATCATTGAATGTACGTATGTCTGGAGCGATTTTATCTTGCTGTGTTAGTATAATTTTTAGTTGTTTGGCGGTATAACAATCGTAGTTGTCAATATACTGCAAACGTTCTTTGTATTTTTTCAACTCATATATAAGTTGTTTGTTCATCATTGTAGCATCATTGCGGGCTACTACTTTTCCGTTATACCATTGGCAAGCATCGTCCAATTGATATTCCGTTTTAATGTACTCCTTATCATTCTTGACTGATACGCGGATAAGAATAGGAAATTTGCCAGCCTTGGTGGGCTTAGCGGATAGAATAGTTAATGATAGTGTTGCCATAAGCTATAAGTTTTTAAAGACACTGTTTTTCCACTGTTGGTGACTTTCCGGTGAGAAATGGTATCTTTTTTTTATAGCCTTTCGACTTTTTATAGAAAAGAAAAAAGGACTGATTATCAATGAATTATAATTAGTCCTTTAAGTGATTCCGAAGCGATTCGAACGCTTGACCCACGCCTTAGAAGGGCGTTGCTCTATCCAGCTGAGCTACGGAACCAGCCTTATTTGCGGATGCAAAGGTAGTGCTTTTTATGAAAACTCAAAAACTTTCTGGCATTTTTTTATTCATATATTTCTTTGTGACTATGAATCAGTAGTTTATAATAGAGGTGGCATTTTGTTTATTTATATGGTTTGGGAAGAATGAATAGAAAAACGCCATTTTTACGAAGAATAACGAACGTTATATAGGTTTCAAAAAGCTCAAAAAAATAAAATAGGGTTGTGTTTTTCTATTATAACTTTTACTTTTGAACGATAAACAACTAAAAAACACATAAAGTTATGAAGAAATTGATTTTTTTATTTGCATTTTGTATTGTAGTGACTAATGTTTTTGCACAAACCGCCCCAGAGCAATTGAAAAAAGAAGGAAATGATGCATTTAATGCTAAAAATTATCCAGTAGCGTATGCGAAGTTCAGCGAATATCTGAAACAGACTAATAATCAGGATTCTGCAACAGCTTACTATTGTGGTATAGCAGCAGACGAAGTGAAAAAGTATGCGGAAGCCGTGACCTTTTTCGATATTGCTATTCAGAAAAAATTTAATATAGGAAATGCGTATGCTCGTAAAGCTTTGGCTTTAGATGCACAAAAGAAGACTGCTGAATATGTAGCTACATTAGAAGAAGGGCTGAAAGTCGATCCTAAGAATAAGACAATGGTGAAGAATTATGGTCTTCATTATCTAAAAGCAGGACTTGCAGCACAGAAAGCAGGAAAAGCAGAAGAAGCTGAAGATTGTTTTAAGAAAGTAATTCCTTTGGATCACAAGCAATATAAAACAAATGCATTGTACAGTTTAGGAGTTCTGTGCTATAATGATGGCGCTAATATCCTGAAGAAAGCTGCTCC